TGTAGGCAGCGCGGGCGGCAATGGCGGCGACTATATCGCGACCGCTGGCGGGACTGCCGGGGCGGGCGGCGGTGCTGGCGGTGCGGGCTCGACCCAGCTTACCACGGGGGCACCGGTCGGTGGTGCCGGGGCAACCGGAGGCCTTTACGGCGGTGGAGGTTCAGGCGGCGGTGGCGGCAATGCCAGCGGCACAGCAGGCAATGGCGGCAATGGTGCCCAAGGCATCATCGTTCTCACTTATACCGTCACCGCTGTCGGTGTCGTCGGCACCGCCAACAAGACCCTGGCGGCGCTGACCGGCACCTCGACGGCGGTGGCCCCGGTTGCGGCAACCGCGAGCAAGACGCTCGCAGCCTTGACCGGGACATCGACAGCGGTCGCGCCGGTCGCTGCCATCGCCAGCAAGACGCTTGAGGCGATGACCGGGACGGCGACCGGGGCAGGACCGCCGACGACCGTGACCGGCACGGCCAGCAAGACCCTCGCGCCGCTCGTCCCATCATCAAAGGCAGGCCTGCCGCGCTACGCGGCGATGCAGACCAAGACGATCCTCGTCACGGCGACCGGAGCCTCATCGCGTACCGTCCCAGCCGATTGGGGAGCGCCCTGGACCATCGAGCTCGTCGGCGGTGGCGGTGGCGCTCGCAAGGGGGCAGACGGTACCAACAGCGGTGCGCGCGGCGGCTCGGGTGGTGCCTTTTCAAAGATCACCAGCGCCGATGCCACGATCAATCCGGGCGGCACTCTCTACATGTCGGTCGGCGCAGGCGGCGCTGGCGCAACTTCCAGCGCAGGCCAGGATGGTGGCGCTGGCGGCGATACATGGCTGAACGCCGCCAGCAATGCAGCACCGACGCTGGTGACGCAGGGCGCTCTTGCCAAGGGCGGGCTCGGCGGTTCGACCAGCGGCACCCAGGCGGGCGGCGCTTCGGCGAGCGGGGTCGGCTCGACCAGGACCGGTGGCGGCAGCAACAGCTCGAGCTTGGGCGGCGGCGGTGGCGGTGCTGGTGGGCATCGCGGCGCTGGTGGTGCAGCTGGTGCCGGTAGCACCACGACTGCCGGTGGCGGCGGCGGCGGTTCCGGCGAAGGCGTCTTCGGTTCGGTCGGCGGGGCCGGGACGAGCGGATCGGCAACCACAGGCGGCACTGGCGGCACCAGTGCCGGTGGCAGCCTCGGCGGCGCTGGCGGGATCGGTGCCAACCCGGGCAATGCGGCAGGGCTTGGCGCAGGCGGCGGCGGCGGCGGCATCGGATCGGGGGCCTTTACCGGCGGCGATGGCGGCGATGGCGTCTTCTACCTCGACACCAATAGCAATGTGAGGGCCGGTGCGGGCGGTGGCGGTGGTGGTGGCTCGACCAATACCGATGCAGGTGGGACCGGCGGCGTCGGCGGCGATGGCGGCTATGGCGGCGGCGGCGGATCGGGCGGCGCTGGGCTCGCGGTCAACGGCAATGGCGGCAATGGCGGGCAGGGCTTCATCGCCATCACCTACACGGTCACCAAGCTCAAGACCGTTCTCATCACCACGGTCGGAGCCTCGTCGGGCACCTTCCCTTCCGATTGGGGAGCGCCGTGGACAATCGAGGTGATTGGCGCGGGCTCGGGCGCTGGCATGTCGGCCAATGGCGCTGGCGCGGGCGGTGGCGGTGGCGCCTATTCTCGGATCACCGATCTCGATCTGTCGATTTCGGCTGGTGCGACGTATTGGGCCAGCGTCGGCGATGGTGGTGCTGGCGCAACGGTGGCGGGCAATGGCGGCGGCGGTGGCGGTCAGACCTGGTTGAATATCGCCAGCAATGCGGCTCCGACGCTGATCTCGCAGGGCGTCAAGGCCCTGGCGGGCACTGGCGGCTCGGCGACGACCAGCGGCGGGACGGGCGGCTTTGCGTTCAGCGGGGTTGGCTCGGTCAAATATGGCGGTGGCGGTGGTGGCAACGGCCTGTCAACCGGCAACGCGCGCGGCGGCGGCGGTGGCGGTGGCGCAGCAGGCCAGAAAGGCACTGGCGGGATCGGTGGCGCTACCCCATCGCGCAACAGCCGGGGCGGCGGAGGCGGTGGCGGATCGGGTGCGGGTTTCATCGGCACGAATGGCGGGCCGGGGCTCGCCGCAGCATCGGCGACCGGAGCCTTTGGTGGGCATAACGCATCGGGCAGCGGAGCCGGTGCGGGCAATAGTACGGGCAGCGGCGCGACCGGCCTGAATGGTGGCGGCGGCGCTGGCGCGTGGCATAACACCGCCTCGATCACGACCTATCCCGGAACGGTGGGCGGGTTCGGCACCGAGTGGACGCAGACCTCGGACAGCACGCCTGCGGGCGCTGGCGGTGGTGCGGGCGGCGGCGCCTCGACATCGACGACGACCGGGGCTCCGGTCGGTGGCGCGGGTGCCACCGGCGGGCTTTACGGCGGCGGTGGATCGGGCGGTGCTGGTGGCAATAGTTCGGGCTCGGCGGGCGTCGGCGGGAATGGCGCGCAGGGCATCATTGTCCTCACCTATACGCCGACCGTCGTTTCGGGCGGGCCTGTCACCGGCACGGCATCGAAGACGCTCGGCGCGCTGACCGGAACGGCGCTCGGCAAGGTCGCGGTCAAGGGGGCGACGACCTACACGCTCGCGCCGCTGATCGGGCTGTCGCACGGTGGTGCGCCTGGCGGCGTCGGCATTGCCGTCAAGACCCTCGCTCCGCTGACATCGACTGCCTCGGGCAAGCTGCTCGTCCAGGGTGCGACGACCAGGACGCTCGCGCCGTTGAGCTCGACCGCGACAGGCAAGGTGGCGGTCGCGGGAACGACGAGCAAGACCCTAGCACCGCTGACCGGGACTTCCCACGGCGGCGCGCCCAGCACGGTTGGCATCGCCAGCAAGACGCTCGCCCCGCTGACTTCGACATCGACCGCCAAGGCTGCGGTGCGGGCGCAGGCGAGCAAGACCCTCGGCACGCTGACATCGACCGCGCTCGGCAAGACGCCGGTTGTTGCGACCGCATCGAAGGCGCTCGCCCCGCTGACCGGGCTTTCGCATGGCGGCGCACCAGGCGGCGTCGGTATTGCTACCAAGACACTCGCAGCGCTGACGGGCGCGGCCTCGGGCAAGGTCGCAGTCAAAGCGATAGCGACCAAGACGCTTGGCACCCTGGTCCCCTTCGCGCGGGCGGGGGCACCGCCTGGTGTCGGCATCGCCAGCAAGACGCTCGCGCCATTGGGTCGCTTCGCCAGGGGCGGGGCACCACAGGCCACCGGCATCGCCAGCAAGACCCTCGCGCCGCTTGGCAGATCGGCCATCGGCAAGGTCGCAGTCAAAGGTACGACGGCGAAGACACTGGCGCTGCTGACTAGCACCGGGCTTGGCCGGTTGGCGGTGAAGGGCACCGCGACCAGGACGCTCGCACCGCTGACCAGCATCGCATCATCGATCATTCCGATCGGCACCCCACCAGAACGCATTGCCTATACCAAGGGCGGGCTGAAGGATGGACGCCAGGCATCACCGGCAGTAAGCAGCCGGATAGCGGAGGCAAACTGATGTCAATTCCGATCACCGCTGCCGTCTGGCTCCAAGCAATGGATCCGACCGACCAGATCGATTATGTCGCCGACTTCATGGGCGCGACGCCGCTGCTCGATGTCGGCGAGACCATCGCGGGCTTCACCGTCGCGCTGATGCCCGAGGCGGTCCTGCTCGGGGTGATGATCTCATCGGGGTCGGGGCGCGACCCGGTCCTCATCGCCGGGACCGCGATCAAGATTTGGCTGGAAGTCCAAACCGCAGATCGCGAGGACCCCGAGTTCACCGGCAAAGGCGTGGTGGTCGGCGTCGTCTTCACGATCACCACCACCTCATCGCCATCCAGGCGACGGCAACGAACCTTCGCGTTATCGGTGGCCCAGCTATGAACGCCCGCATCAACAACGGTCAGCGCCTGCTGGTCTCCGTCAAGGGGATCAGCTATCCGGGGGCGATTACCTGCATCGATGGGGTGTGGATGATCGCGGTGCGGGGGACGACCTTCAAGACCGGCGACATCATCCTGATCGGCGACGACCAGTGGCGGATCACCCGCAAGAACATTTCGACGATCCGAAGCATCGACAGCGCGACGATGGTCAAGTGTGGATGATGGCGGTAGCCCGGGCGCGCGTCGCTGGGCTATGACACGCGCATGGCCGAAACCATGATCTTCGACAAGCTGCCGCTGACCGGCCTCCACCGGGACAGCGCAGGCAATGTCATCGGGGTCGCACGGGCCGCGCGCACCGGCATCCAGGTCTATGCAGGCTATGAAGTCGGCAAGCCTGAGCTTCGGCAAGTCCGCCTCTATCGTCCTGAAAGCGAAGTATTTTCGCGCGACAGTATGCGGACTTTTGCCGGGTGCCCGGTGACTATCGAGCATCCAGGTCAGAGCATCACGCCCGACAATTGGAAAGATCACGCTGTCGGCGAAACCGAAAGCGACGGGATTGTCCGCGACGGCGAGGTGGTCAAGGTACCGTTCATCGTCCGGGACGCTGGCGCTATCGCCGCCATCGAGGATGGCAAGCACGAAGTTTCGATGGGCTATGGCTCGGTGCTGGACTTCACCGCTGGTCAAACCCCGGACGGCGAGGCATATGATGCCGTTCAGCGTGTTATCCGCATCAATCACCTGGCAATCGTGGACAAGGCGCGCGGTGGGCCGACGCTCCGCATCGCTGACAGTCAACAGGAGACGAAAGTGGCAACCAAGATCGTCATCGTGGACGGGCTTTCGGTCGAGACGACCGATGCCGGTGAAACCGCCATCGTCAAGCTGATCCGCGAACGCGACGAGGCCAGGGCCAAGATCGCCGACGCCGAGGGCAAGGCCGGGACACTCACCGCCGACATCGCCACGCGGGATGGTGAGATCGTCGCGCTCAAAGCGCAGCTTGCCGATGCTTCGTCTCCAGCGAAGCTCGCTGCTGCCGCCCAGGCTCGGGCGACCTTGTGCGATGCTGCCAAGCGGATCATCCCGGCCATCGTCACCGATGGCAAGGACGACGCGACCATCAAGCGCGAGGTGATCAACGCCAAGCTGGGGGATGCTGGCAAGGCGCTCCCCGATGGTCCTGCCGTTGATGGCGCGTTCTCGGCGCTCGCAGTCGCAGCACCCGCACAGCAGCAGCGGAGCTCGCTCGACACCTTTGTCGGCAGTCACGACGGCATGAGCATCACCGATGCGGTTGCCGAACGCGACAAGGCGCGCGATGCGCGGCGCTTCCGCAACCAGAACTACGGCAAGGAACCGGCCCAGGCCTGAGCCTCAATTGGGAGTAGATTGAAATGCCCATCGTTCAGGACCTCTTTCCTACCGACTATGCGCTCGGCTTTCCCGGCATGGTCGCCAATGGCGAGATTGCGAACCGGATCACCCGGAGCATCGAGGATGCCGCTGGCATCGGCTTCGGCGTGCCGGTGTTCCTCGGTGCCGCCGCGCATGGCTGCATCAAGGCGGTCGCCGGTGGCCCGACCAAGTTCCTCGGCATCACCATCGTCGACCACGGCCAGGTGATCCTCCCTGGCGGTACGGCCGATGCCTATCCGCAATATCACAACGTCCCGATCTTGCAGCGCGGCAGCGTGTGGGTGCTGGTCGGGACGACACCGGTGGCTCGCGGCGACCAGGTCTATGCGCTCAACGCCGACAGCACCTATGTCAATGTCGCGACCTCCGCGACGCTGCTGCCTGGTTGGACTTTCGATGACGCTGGTGCAGCCGGGGCGATGGTCCGCATCACGAATAACCGGCACATGCCGGTCTGAGGGAGAGCGAACGTGCGTGAAATCGACTTCAACGACGCGCAGCAGGCGCTGGCTTTCCTGACCCCGCAACTGCTCCGCATCGAGACCACGGTCTACCAGACCCGCTATCCGTCATTCGAATATGGCGACATCATCTTTGAAAATGATGAAGGCGATATGTGGGATGCGGGGATCGTGTTCTACAGCGGCGACATCGCGGGCAAGGCCGAGTTCTTCTCGGCGCGGGCCTTCGATATGCCCTATGCCGACATCTCGACCACGCAGTTCATGCAGGCGACCCACATGGCCGGGATCGGCTATGAATGGTCGCGCGGCGAACTTGAGCGGTCGGCCAGGATGGGCCGCAACCTGACCGCCGAGAAGGCGCTGGCAGCGAGCCGGATCGCGCAGCGCTTCCTCTACGGCATCGCCATCCAGGGTTCGACCGAGAAGAACTGGAAGGGGATCATCAACTTCACCACGGTGCCTGCGTCCAACGCGCCGCAGACCTTTACGGCGGGCACGCCCGACCAAGTCCTCGCCATCGTCAACGGCGCGATTGCAGCACCGTCAATTGCGACCAACGGGGCCTATAACACCAACATGGTGCTGATGCCGATCACGGCCATCCGCGACCTGGCTTCGCGGGTGCTGACCAACACCACGACAACGATGCTGAGCTTCATCCAGCAGAACAACAGCCTCACGCAGACGACCGGCCAGGCGCTCAACGTCCGTGGCATGATCGAGCTCGAGACGGCTGGCACTGGCGTGACCCGCCGCATGGTGACGGGCGAGCAAAGCCGCGATGTCGCGCAATTCTATCTGCCAGGCCCGCATGAGTTTGTGGATCCATTCCGCAAATCGTCGCTGTCGTGGGAGGTGGCGGGCATCCTCAACACCGGCGGTACCGATGTCCGCGTGCCCAAGGCGATGAAGTACACAGACGCAATCTGAGGCCGGGTCTAGTGGTGGCGCTGGCGCGTTCCTCGGTCTAAAGCGGAGCGTTCGCTTTTTCGACAGGAGGAAATAGATGGCCGATACCAAACCGACCCCGCCCGCTACGCCCGATCAGGGGCTTCCCCCGGAAGGCACGACCAAGCCGGTCGATCCGAACGCCCCGCCCACGACCGACCAGAGCTTGCCCGAAGGTGAACGCCCGACCGATCCGAACTATGGCAGGCCAGGCGGCGGTGGCCGTCCCGGTCAGGACTTGCCATCGGGCGAGCATCCAACCGATCCGCGCTATGGCAGGCCCGCTGGTGGTGAAGGACGCCCCAACCAGGACCTCCCCAGCTACGGCAGCGGCCCCGGCCAGATCAAGCCCGAGGACGGTGACTATGTGATCGAGAATGTCGAGGATGGCCCGCGCGGCTTCCACGCCAATAATGTCGAGATCATGCTCGATGTCGGCGAGCGGGCAAGCGTGACGCTGACTGCCGACGAGCTTACTCGGGTCGCCGATTATGGCTTCAAGGTCACCAAGGCCGGGGAAGAGGCCAAGCCGAAGGGCAAATGACATGACCGCAACCGTCGCCCTGTTCCGTGAACTTCTCCCGAACTTCACGGCCGTTCCCGACGAGACCATCCAGACCTATCTGGACCTCGCCGAAAACGTCATGGGCGGCGGTTGGGGTGATACTGCCGACGAGGCACAGTGCTTCCTGGCGGCGCATATGATGTCGATGGTCGGGATCGGTCCATCAGCACAATCGGGCCAGCTTGCCGGGTTCACCAACATCAAGGCGGGCTCGGTATCGCTGACCAGGTCGGACGCCGCCTCGATGGGCGGCTATGGCGGCTCGGCCTACGGCCAGATTTACTATGGCATGCTCAAGGGCCGCACGGCGGCGAACGGCACCGGCATCATGGTCACCGGTACTGGCTGCGCCCTGCCCGACGATATGAGATACGTGCATGGGGCTGCTTGACGGCGGTCTGACGCCCATCATCGGCAACGCCTTCAACTGGCTGATGATCGACGGCGTGCTGATCCGGCGCAGCTTCACCGACAATGGCAAGGGCGGGCTGACCGCCGTCGAAGCAGCACCCGTTCCGGTCAAGGGGATGATCGATCCGGCCAACCAGGTGATGCGCGACATCGAAGGCTTCCGCGAGGATGATGTGTCGATCTTCCTGACGGCGATGAACGTGCCGCTGCCAAGGCTCGACGACCATATCATCATGCGCGGCACCAGGTGGCACATCCTGCCGCCTATCATGATGGATGCCGCGATGACGCATTACATCTTCCGGGGAAGGGCGGTCTGATGCCGATCCAGGGCGCCAAGGAACATGCCGCACGGCTCAAGGCGATCCGCTCCCCGACCGTCCAGCGGCAGATCGGGCGGGCGATGTTCACCGTCGCGGTCGAAATCCAGAAGGAAGCCAGGCTGTTAATCACGACGGGGTCGATGGGCGGCAAGGACCATGTTCCGTCGCGGCCTGGCGAGCCTCCGAACGAGGACCTTGGTGGCCTCAACCGCAACATCGAGGCGGTGCGAACCGGCCCGCTGACCTCGCAAGTCGAAAGCCGTGCGCGCTATGCGGCGTGGCTCGAGCTAGGGACGAGCCGGATGGCCGCGCGCCCCTATATGCGACCGGCGACGGCCAAGAAGAAAACCAGGGCGGTGGAGCTCGTCGAAGCGGTCATCGAGCAAGCGATAAGGACAGGTTGAAATGGCAAAGTGGATCGAGTTCACCCGCGACTATGACCATCGGTGGGAGAGCGGTGCCGTCACCGCCTACAAGAAGGGCATGATCGTCTTTGCCAAGCAAAGCGTCGTCGATGTGGTAGGCGATGCGGCCAAGCCGACGACCAAGCCCAAGGCCGATGATCCAGACGACGACGACGGGGATGACGACGAGGACGAACATCTCACCGAGGTTGAGAAGGACAGCTAGAGGAAATGACCGATCTCACCCTGGCAATCCGGGAAGCGGTGGTTGCCAGGATGCGCGCGACCCCGGCGCTGACAGCGCTGGTGCCAGCCGCGAGCATCTATGGTGAGCGGGTGCCCGACAATCGCAGCTTTCCCTTCATCCGAACCGGCGAGCAGACCGTGACCAGCTTCCCGCTCGGCTGTGCTGATGACGGCGCTTACGACATCACCATCCACGGCTTTGCTACAGCGCCGTCGAGCGACGATGCGATGAAGATCGGTGCTGCGATCAACGATGCCTTTGCCGGTGCTAATGCGGTGCTGGTGCTGGCGACCGCCAAGGTGGTGATGGTGTGGGGGGCAAGCGGCATCATCCGTGACCCGGAAGAGCCCGACACCTGGCATTGCTACGTCGACTACAGCATCGCTTAGGATGATGGCGGTAGCCCGCGCCGGTCCCGACCAGCTATAGCCCAGGGGAAGCAGGAGACACCGAATGGCGCGTCCAGCAATCCTCCGTGGCACCTATGTCAACATATTGATGGGTGACGGCGGTGGCCCCGAAGTCTTCACGCCGATCTGCGGTGTGACGACCCGAGACCTCACTGACCAGATCAACACCTCGGACGCGTTCGTGCGCGATTGCGCGATTGCCACCGACGTCCCGACCCGCAGCGTCATCGCGACCGGTCGCCAATGGGATTTGACCGCCTCGGGCTGGCTCAACCGCTCGCAGCTTGCGACGATCAACAGCGCGATGGGGGCGGTCAAGAACTACCGGTTCGAGCTCACCGAGCCTGCCACCAACAAGGTCTATGCGGGCTATTATTCGGGTGCGGCGATGCTGACCCAATTGAAGATTACCGGCGAGGACGCTGACTTCGTGAAGATCGACCTCACGATGGCATCCGATGGGCCGTGGACCTTCACGGTTGTTCCATAGGAGATAGCCCGTGGCGCGTCCCAAGATACTCCGTGGCACTTACGTCAACATATTGATGAGCGATGCCGCGACGCCAGCGACCTTCTATCCGATTTGCGGGCTGACGACGCGCGACTTCACCGACCAGATCAACACCAGCGATGCCTTCGTCCGCGACTGTGCGCTGCCGACCGATGTCCCGACCAGGAGCGTCATCGGTACCGGGCGGCAATGGGATGTCACCGGCAGCGGCTGGATGAACCGCACGCTGTTGAGCAAGATCGATGCCGTGGTGGGCGTGCTCAACCTCTATCGTTTCGAACTAGCGCAACCGGCGGGCGACCTGGTCTATGGCGGCTATTATGCTGGCAGCGGCATCATGACGCAGAAGAAAATCACCGGCGAAGATGCCGATTTCGTCAAGATCGACCTGACCATCGCAGGCGACGGACCGTGGACCTTCACCGCCGTTTGATGCTAATCGGCCTGGATGCAGACCGAGATCAATCTGCCCTTCGCTGATGGCGTCTATCTGTTCAGACTGCCGCTGACGATGATCTATGAAATCCAGCGCAAGACCAACAGCCCGATCGGGGCGGTGTTCGCGCGTGTCCTCAAGGGACGCTACCTCATCGGCGAGGAGAGCTTCGGGATGCCGACCGAGGGGGAATATCGGGTCGAGGATTTGATGGAGACAATGCGCTGTGGGCTGATCGGCGGGGGACAAGGCCTGGTCGGCGGCGAGACGATCCAGGTGGGACCGCCGCTCGTGCTCGAGTTGATGAACAATTATGCCTATCCGGCTGTGCCGCTCAAGAAGATGTGGGAGATGGCGGCAGCGGTCCTGATGGCGTGCGTCGAAGGCTATGATGACCCAGATCAAAAAAAAAGCCCGGAGGCGACGGATGGTTTGACTATGCCGACGCCCTTGGAAACCTCGCCATCTGCGGGTGCAGCCCCCTAGATGCGAGGACCATGTCGCTCGCCGAATATGACGCGCTGGTGATCGGCTGGAACCGGGTGCATGAAAAAGAGGGTGACAAGCCCGAGGCGCCCGACCTCGATTTCGTCCGCTCCGAAATGCAACGATTGCAGGGAAGCGCCGCCTATACGCACTAACCCCGGTTATGATAGACCGCGCCCAATGGGAGCAGGCACATGGCGATCACTGTCGATAAGGTCATCGTCACGCTTGAAGCGAAGATCGCGGCCTATCAGGCCAACGTCCGCCAAGCCGAAAGCCAGTTCACCAAGGCGATGGGCACCATCGAGAAAAGCGCCCAGGCCACCAGGAACACGCTCAACAATGTCTTCAAGCTGGCCGGTGTATCGGTCGGTGTCGCTGGTGCGCTGGCGCTGGGCAAGGCCTTCATCGGTGTCGCTGATGCGTCGAAGCAACTCAACGCGCAGTTGAAGCTGGCGACCGCGCAGAGCGGCAGCTACGCGAAGGCACAAGAAGATGTCCGCGACATCGCTGTTGCCACGCGCAGCGATGTCGAAAGCGTCGCCAAGCTGTACGGCAATTTCATGCGCAACGCGCGCGACCTCGGCATCAGCCAGGAGGACGCAGCCCGCGCGACCAAGACGGTTGCATCGGCGTTCATCATCAGCGGCGCCGGTGCCGACGAAGCATCGAACGCGATCCGCCAATTGATCCAGGGGTTGCAGTCGGGAGTACTGCGCGGCGACGAGTTCAACTCGATGATGGAGAATGCTCCACGCCTCGCAAAGCTGCTCGCCGACAGCCTCGGGGTGCCGATCGGCGCGCTCCGCAAGATGGCGGAAGCAGGCCAGTTGACCGCCGACAAGCTGACCAAGGCGCTGACCGACGCCAGGTTCACCGATGCGCTCGACGCCGAGCTAAAGCAGATACCCGTCACCTTCGACCAGGCCATGGCGCAGGTCCATAACGCCGCCATCGCGACCTTCGGCGCGTTCGACCAGGGCGGCGAATTCTCGACGATGATTTCCAATTTCGTGACCGGCGGGGCCGAGGACTTCAAGGATTTGGAGAAGGCGGCGGAAGAGCTCGGCATGAACGTGCGGGCGACCATCGAAGGGCTTGGCAGCGCGTTCGAACCTTTCGCCGAAGCAGCCAAGGCAGCGTTTGAGAGCGCCGGGTTCAGCCTCGAAAAATTCTCGATGGATGGGCAGAAGCAGATCAGCGACCTTCTCACCATCGCCGACCAGCTTCTCAACATCGGTCCAGCGATTGCCGAGTTCTTCGGTGCGACTGGCAATTATCGCAGCCACTTGGCAGCTGACTTCAATGCCAGGCGGGAAGAGGTCAAACGCGACCTCAAGATGAACAGCCAGCTTCGCATCCTCGCAGGTGCTGCGGACAAGGGCGGCGGCGACGCATCGACCAAGGTCACGCCACCGGGCAAGACGACCAAGAAGAAGAAGGCGAGCGGGCCAACCGCCGAGGAAATCGCCGAGAAGGCCGCGCAGGACGCCGCCAAGATCGACATCGCCATCTTGCGGGAGAAAGCCCGCCAGGCCGACACGGCGGAAGAGGTTGCCGATTTCGAGACCGCCCAGCTTAACCGCGATGTCGCTGCTGCCATCGAGGCGAACAACGCCGACAAGCACATGACCAAGGCGCAGAAGGATGCGCTCAACGCCAGGGAGCGTGAGCTCGCCGACATCAAGTTTGCGGGCATCGAGCGCGAGAAGCAGGCCAGGCTGATCGAGGAAGCCGCCGACGTTCAGCAGGGGGTGATCGACCGGCAGAAGGAGGCTTTGGACCATCAGCTTGCGATGGCGAAGACCGAGGCCGAACGCCGCGCGATCCAGCTTCAATTGCTCGACCTCGACATCCAGCAGCGCGACGCGGCGCTAGCGAAAATCCAGGCGACCGGCACGCCTGCTCAAGCTGCTCTGGCGGGTGCTGCCCGCGCCGGGTTGGCAGGCGAGAAGGCAGGCAAGACATCCGAGATCATGAAGGACACGCAAGGGCCGTTTCAGGATTGGCTCGACAGCGCGGACGATATGAACAGCGCCCTGGAAACCATCGCCGTCGATGGGCTGGAGCAGCTCAACAGCGGCATCACCGACGCGATCATGAACTTCGACAATATGGGCAAGGTGTTCCAACAGGTCGGCAAGTCGATCATTGCCATGCTCATCCAGATGATCGTCAAGCAGATGATATTCAACGCGCTGTCGGCGGCGTTCAGCGCGTTCGGTGGCGGCGGCAGCATCAGCAGCTTTGGCGGCGGTGCCGGGACCAACAAGACCATCGCCGGGATTGGCGCTAGCTTCAAGGCAGGCGGCGGGCCGGTGCTGGGCGGCAAGCCCTATGTGGTCGGCGAGAATGGCCCCGAGATGTTCGTGCCGCAGAGCGCAGGCCGCATCATCCCCAACGGGCAGATGGCGGCGAACGACCGGGGAGGCCGAGCCCCGGTAGTCCAGGTCCATGTCACCAGCGGCGAAATGTTCGATGCTCGGGTTGCCAGGATTAGCGGCGAGGTCAGCGTGGCGGTGGTGCAGCAGACCGCGCCGACGCTGATCAACGGAGCTGTGGCCGAAACCAGCCGCCAGATGTCGCGGTCGAGGATGTAGTCATGGCCCTTGTCACCTTCCCGACCAACGCCAAGGTCATCAGCCGCAAGTGGACGCTGCAAGTGCCGCAGCAGATCAACCGGTCGAGCTTCACCGGGCGGCGCAAGGTGATCGGCTTGCCTGGGGCCGAAATCTGGTTGCTCCAGGCGACTATCGAGCCGCTCGCCAGGGAAGTCCAGGCACGGTCCTGGCGGGCCTTCACGGCGTCCCTGAGAGGTGCGGAGAACTTCTTCCGCTTCCCGGCGCTGCCAACGCCGCAGACCGGTTTCGCCAATCCGAAGGTGGCGGCGGTGGTCGCAGGCAATCGCGCGGTGGCGCTGACGACAGCAGCAGGCGTCGTGCCAGGCATGCACATGACGATCACGCAGGTCGATGGCTACCAGCGGCTCGTCGTGGTGGTCGGCGTGGTCGGCGCGCAAGTCAGTTTCGAACCCTATCTCTATCTCGACCCGCTGGTGACAAGCGATGTCGAAATCCAGAACCCGTGGGGGGTGATGGCGCTGTCGGGCGGCAATGCCGGATGGGATGACAGCAACGGCCTGGTCGGCTTCACCATCGACGCGCAGGAAGCGCTGTGAGCCTGCCCGACAGCATAGCCGCAGCGGCGCTCGACAAGGAAGTCATCAAGCCGGTCTGGTTCGTCTATATGGATTTCCTCGGCGATCCGGCGCGGGCCAATTCGAGCGGCTTCAATGTCACGGTCAGCGGTTCGGGGGACAGTGAGCTTGACGGCATCTACATCGGCATCGATGCGCGCTTCGTCAGCGTCGGCGAGGTCCGCTCATCGTCGGGTGGCGGCGACACCGTGACAT